GAGTCAGTGCGTAACTTTGCTGCTCTTCGTATGCAAAACGATAGAAGGTGTTCCTCCGAATCCGCGTCCCGTTCTGTCCACCAGAGAGCGATGCGCCTACGCCGACGAAAACATTTCCTTCTATGACAAGATTCGTGCTCGCTGTATCGTCGTCGAACTGGCCAAGCGGATTGTGGACATTCTCAAACCAGTTGCTGCGGATTGTGACATCCTTTGCAATCAGGCTCCCAGTGTGCAGAAATCCGATCTGGTAATCGTAGACCCTGGAGCCGCCTGCTGGGTGGTAGAACGAATTGATTTCGTCAGGCGAGTAGTGAACAAAGTTCGTGCAGTTAAGAAATAGGTTCTGCTCGACGAGAATATTGGTCCCGGCTGGGATGATAGACTTAAAACCATTCAATCCATCGAAGCGATTGCCTCGAATCGTTGCGGTGTGACCTCGGTCAAGGACAATGCCAGCGCCCCACAAATTGCTGAACACGCAGTTGACCACGGTCAAATTGCTAGCCGAATAGCTGGAAGCCGGAACCAACTGCACCCCAGTCATACCCTCGTACGTGCTTCCAGCATTGATTGGAGCCCAAACCGAAGTCACAGGCTCATTCGTCCAAGCTCCTCCGAGTGGTTGAAGTCCGAGCGTGGTCCCGGAGATGTTCGTGATCGTCCACGAATACCCATACGAATTGTATTGGTAGTTCGTCAGTCCACTCGACCCCATCCAGATCACACCGCCCACTTTGAATCCTCGCGCCAGCCAGTCGACGTTGGTATTGATGACCGTGCTGTTCGTGGTGTTGATAACCATTGGGTACTCAGCGGCGAACAACCCGGGACCGATCACGCAATTGCTGACCACTAGATTGTGTGAGTCGTTCTCCACCCTGATGTGCGAGCCAAGGTTGTTCTGCGCGCCGTAAAGGTTGAGCGACAAAATGGAAATTCCTGGCGCGTCATTGACCCGAAATCCCTGCAAGCTTGCAGAACTACCAACGTACGAAACATTCGACCGGGTGATTGTCACGTACTCCTCAAAGCGCCCAGGCCCTATCATGACAGTATCTCCGGGGGACGCCGTCGTCGCAGCCTTCGCGACAGTCAACCACGGGGTTCCGGAGTTTCCATCCGCGCTGTCGTTACCGTTGGTCCGGACATAGTACGTCGCTGCACTCAGCCGGAGTGCAGACAACACGATCAATGCCAGAACACGTAACATAGTATTATGGCAACAGAATTAAATTCGTTGCCGTTGTAATAGTGCTAACGCGGGTGGCGGTAGCTGAGATGACACGAAGCCGGGTAGGCTTAGCCGACTGGACTGGTGTAGAATAGATTGCGATATTCGATGGCAAAGATTCCAAACCGCCGGTATTGGTGGCGGTCAGTGTGAAATACCACGTGCCTTGATCGGGAAGAAGCAACGTAGTCTCTGTAACAAGTCCAACAGACTTAACATGTGTCCAAAGATTTGTATTCTGCGTAGCATACAGCTTATAGCCACCTAGGTCAGATTCTGTATTGGCATTCCAGCCAAGTGTGACAGTGTCAATGTTTGGAGATTGGGAGGCTGCGGTAAAACCGATAGCCGCCAACAGTGCGATTAGGTATTTTGTTTTCATGGTTGGAGTTCCACGCTTCCTTCTCTGCTGATAGAAAAATGACAATGCGCATCTTTATGGCGCCTGGAGCGTGCGCCAGTAGGTGATTGTCGATGTAACATCAGCCCCGCTTGAGTTGTTGCGACGCCACACCGCTCCGTCGTACCAGACCGGCACCCATTTTACACTCACCCACCCGAAGCCTTCCCATGGTGCTTGAGTCGTGGCCGTGGGTTTCTCGTCGGTGACAAGGATCGGCGCCTCGTCGCGGTCTAGAATCTCCCGGGCCAACCGCCTGCACTCATCGACGAAATCGGATTCGTTAGACGGCATACCGCCATGAGCCACACGAGCCGATACAATACTTAGTAGGATTTGTTTTCGATCAGTCATATCTTTAGTAGGATATTACAACAACAATACCATTTCCGCCTGTTCCTCCTGCGCCTGAATTATTGCCATTGAGGGAGGCACCTCCGCCACCTCCGCCGGCTCCATACGTCCCTCCATCTCCACCGGCACCCGCAGCAGCCGAGATGCTCGAAGCACCACCTCCACCTCCGGAACCTCCGATGTAAACATCAGCCCCGGCTGCATTTCCTGCGCCTCCGCTTCCTCCCGATGATCCCGCCGTTCCACCCGGCAATTGACTTGATCCTCTCCACATTCGCGGTCCCTCTCCTCCGGCGCCACCGTTTGAAGCACTGTTTCCAGATGTGATGCCACCGCCACTTCCTCCGCCTGAAGGGACAACCCCTGCCGAACTCGTGCTTGATCCGTTCGCAGTGGTTCCAGCTGCACCTGTTGCGGATGAAGCCGCTCCAATCGGACCAGTAAATTTTCCATAACCTGCGGTTGACGCAGTAGCCCCGTCCGCGTCCCCACCGCCGCCAGAAAACCCGCCTCCAGCAAACACCCAATTCCCAAAAGTAGAATTTGTTCCGGAAGTTCCGTTGGAGCCATTCGCATCATTCGAAGTTTGCACAGATGCACCAGCCCCTCCTCCACCAACCGTAACCGTCTCGGTTGATCCTAAAGCAGAAGCTGGAAGCCAGTTGTCTGAGTAGCCTCCAGGTGCGCCACCGGCACCTCCAGATCGGATCGTCCCTGCTGCTCCTCGCCGACCAGCACCGCCACCACCACCTCCGCCAATCGCCAACACGTAGACCATTGTCTTGCCGCTCGGCTTTGTCCAAGTGTTGCTTCCGACCGCGCTGAAAACCTGCACATCCGCCGCTGGCGCATTACTCCATGCCGGCACTGTCGCAGTCACCGCGAGAAACTGTCCCTGCGTACCCTTCGCTAGATTCGTCCACCCGGTTGCGTCGCGGTAAAGGAGATCCCCAGTTGTGCCTGCGCCAATACCGCCGACGCGGGTAAGCGTTGAATTCGTCCCATGATACAGCGCCGACGCCTCGGCCTCGGTCAGATGCCCGGCGACGTAGTTCATCAGGTTGGTTCCTCCTACGGTCGGAGAACCTGTCAGCGGAGGAGACGCCAGCGGCGCGTAGGTAGCAGCAACCTCGTCGTCCGTCGCCATCGCCGAATCGAGCCTAGCCGCCGCCACGGTCCCAGAACGGATCTCGGTACCGTTCAGGTTTGTCCAGCTTCCGCCGTCCAGTGTTCCGGTGAGGTTGGATGACGAGTTCGCAGATGCGTAGAGGTTGGCAAACGGAACCTGCACCTCGTCGGCTTGAATCGTCTCGAAAGAGACGGTGCCGGTGAACGATGGGGATTCGAGCGTTGCGTAGGTCGACGCCGCCGTTGCGCTGAGCAGGTATGGCGAGAGCGAGCTGGTCCTGAGAATCGCCCCGGTGCCGGTCGTGTTGGTGATGTTGAGTTCTCCGGCATCAACCTCGAAATCGGCTGACACGGAGGATACCAATCCGGTTCCACCACCGCTTCCGCCTGTAGGATTCGCCCAAACCACGTTTGTCCCGCTCATCGTGAGCACCTGGCCGTTGGTCCCCTTTCCGTAAACCACCCAGGCGGACCCAGACCAGATGACTTGATCGCCTTGGGTAAGTGCGGTGTTCGTGGAAATACGAACGGCGAACGTCTGACCAACCGCGGAGAGCCCAAACAGGAGCGAGAGAGTGAAGATTGCGAGTCTCATGATTCGACCAATTGAGTGATTCCGTTCACCACGGCAACGGACAGGGTGACAGACTGACCAGCCGCATTCGTGAATGTGATCGCACGAACCCCGGAGAGATTCCCGTTGTCGTCCAGAACCATCGTCCCGCCCTGGATGAGTTTCCCGGTCGTTCCACTGAACCTGACCACGGTGTTGTCAGTCGAGGAGGACGGACCGTAAACGTCACCGGACCCGCTCGGTAGGATTGGGTTGGCGACGCCTTCCGTGACGATCGAAGCGATTGAAACCGTCCCCGAACCCGAAGGCACCGCGATGAGAAACGCCGCGGTCTGCGACATCTTCACCGCGTAGGACCCCTCCGTCAAAACCAACGCCGAGACCGGCTCCCCTGCGCTGAACGTGACTACAAGCTGGTTCGCCGAAATCACGTCCGAGTCCACCACGCGGGCAAGCTGAAGCGGGTACGGTGAGAACGTCACCACACCGGAAAAGTTGGCTCCCCACGGAAGTTTTAGCGGACCTATGATTGTGGCCATGGCCTTACGGGAGGAAGGTCAGAGTCTCAACGGTGGTGACGGTCGAAGCTCGAACCGCGGAAGACGACACCAGCCGGAACGTGGAAGGCTTCGCTGGTCCGTTCGGCGTGGTATATTCGACGATGTTCGAAGGAAGGCTCTCGAGCCCCGCCGTGTTTGTCGCCGTGATCATCATGAACCACCGGCCTCTCGCAGGTAGTTGAATCTGAGTCGTTGACACCAGCCCAACGTTTTTTGCGTGGGTCCAGGCGTTGGTGTCTTGGGTCAGGTAAACCCGGTATCCGCCGAGGTCGGGTTCGGTGTTTGGGTTCCATGCGAGGCCAACCGTGTCCGAGTTGACGACGTTCGTCTGGGCCTGCGAGACCGCAGGAACCAGCAGCGCGAACGCGAGGAGAGAGAGTGCGAAGAGTGTCTTCATTCAGTTTGCAGTTTGGGTTTTGAAGGTTGGTCGATGGGGGCCAAAATCCATTTCATCCCCGCAGGCGCCGTGGGTTGTGCTGGCGCGGATTGCGACGGCGGGATCCCGTACATCATCCTGCCGATGTCGCTAAGCGCTCGGAACGATTCCACCGCCTGAGTCAGTCCGTCAGTCTGTTGGGAGGATTCCTTGATCTTCAGTCCCTGGATTCCTCCGTCCTGTTTGGCTTCAAAACCTTTGAGGGCTGTTTGTCCGGCTCCGAGCGCTCTACCCGAGGCTTTCGTGCTGGTCTCCCTGATTTCCTGGGTAACCGCGTTGGTCTTGCCTGCCTTGTCGAGTTCATACCGTATGGTTGTGTTGCGGTCCATCTGCCGTGTCCCCATCTGCGCGCACCCGGAAATCAGGTACGCCGTGAACAGGATGGCGACGGTGAGAAAGAGTTTCATGGATGGATCCAGTAATTAACGCCACCAATGTTTGTCAGTACCATAGTTCGCTCAAGGTAGGTCGACCCATTCCACATGCTCGGAAATATCACAGCCTGATTTGTAACAAGACCAACTGACGAGACTTTTAGTCCGGTAATACTGCTCTGCGCCGACGCACCACTCGCACCAGCAATGTACGTCTGAAGTATTGTCGCGGGCGGTGTAGCATTTCCAGTAGGAGCACCCGGTCTCAGCGTCAAAGTTCCGGTCGCCACATTGGTCCCGGAAGCCCCTTCTCCTTGGACGACTCCGGCCCTAGGAGATACTTGAGCAGATGAATCGCCAAGCGTGTAGAACACACTGGAACTCGGGTCCCACGAAGCAAAGAAAAGGCCAGTGTTCTCATTCTTCAAACGAAGCCTCCCGCTCGTCGAGTAGATGGCATTCGTCCCAAGGGCACCAGTCTGCACAAATCGTACGTGAGGTCCGAAGTTGTCTGCCCTCACGTGCCTGTCGGTGTTCGGATTCTCATATCCCAGATTCATCTCGATCACGTAATTGTCCGGTGCTGTTCCAGTTGCGTATCCTGGGAATGAAGGTGCCGAAGGTGCGGAGATTTCGTTGAGCGCGAACACCAAATTGGTTGGCATGTCAGACACCAATAGTGCCCGCTGAGATCCTCCAGTTGCCGTAAACAGATTATGCTTGAAGACCGGCCAGTAGTTTGAACCGGCGAGTGTCACGCACGAGGACCAAGTGTCGAACCGATTGCCTACCACTTTCACTCGCCCACTCGAAACGAGGTAGAGTCCATAAGCTGAGTTCGTGTTCGAGTTGGAGATGACGTTGTTTAGCAACTGAAGATTCTCTGCTCGTTCGATACGGAGCGTTTGGTTGTAGGTCGTCCAGCCAGTCCCCCCGAACGTGCAGTTCTCCACAACCACGTTGTCACAATCTATAAGCAAAAGGTTCGGCTCAATTGAGAACGGAACAGATGAATTCTTCAGCCGCAATCCATCGAAGTTCCGAATGATAAACCCAGCATCGAACGCGACTGGATTTGTGCCTGACTGCTTGGTGTTCGCTAGAACACCGTCAATCGTCCAGTTTCGGAACGGCCTGGAAACGTTCGTCGAAGCCGTGCCGGTTTGTATTGTCGCGTTTCTTGAACCAGAAGATCCGGTCACGTTGTAAATCCCAATCCGTTCGATCAGATTAGTCGTGTAGTCGTATCCAACGAACCCACGGATGTTCTGAGCGTGTGTGCTCCGCAGGTTTCCGCCTGTCACAACTACGTCACGAATCGGCATGGAATGTTGTCCGATACCAATAGAATCGTCACCGGAAACGATGTCGGGACCAATGATCTTTCCGTACTGTCCACCCGTGATGTGAATCCCATCCTGATAGACGTAGCTTCCATCCTCTCCGCCGTTGCGGATCTTTGGCAGATTCACAACCCAATTGCTTGCCGCAATTGTCATTGCCCACGCTCGGTAGGTGCGCTCGATAAAAGGTCGGTCAATCGTCAAGTCTGAGACGCCCTGCATGAATACGTGGAACCCGAAGTAGTTCGTGTCCTCTGTCCGGCAACGGATGCCGGTCAGCGTGATGTTGGAATTTACCAGCGACAACTCCCCAAGAATTTGCCAACCGGTCATTCCGGAATTCTTGACCGTCGCTTCCTGCGGTAATGCGTCGGCAGTTGACGATGGAATCTGGCGAATGAAGACCGCATCCGGATGCATCTCGAACTTGCAGTTGCTTGGAATACTGATCGAGTTGGTTACGACATACCGGCCGCCGACAGAGATTCTTGCGACCTTGTTGTTCTCAGCCGCAAAAATCAGAGCCTCGTTGATTCTTTCCGACGTGTCGGACTCGGACGGAAACACCCCAAAAGACGTCAAATCACCAGGCCAGTTATGCACCCACCGACCGACTCCGGTTCCTGTAGCCAGCCGAAACTGATTCGTTGTGAGTGCATTGGTCTGTTCGTATTTATACGCCAATGGCTCAGGGAATGCTTGATTTGTTGCAGCTCCCCGCACGTAAACCGTCTCAATGGAATTGGTAGTCGGTTTCCGTCGCTGAAGATCCGCCAGCGTGTTGACGGTTGTGGCTGGCTGAGCCAGCGCCGTGAAACAAAACGCAAGCAGGATGAGGAAGATGTATTTCATTCGCGTTGGAAGATCGAGAAGCCGTTTTCGGAAGCGTCGTAGAACCCTGCCACACCATCATCTGGACCTTCGTAGTCTGCGTCGAGGACGAAGGTCGCCGGTCGCCCATTGCCGGCTTCCCCGATGTCCACGCGGGTCGCTGCGATCGTGACGGCTTGGGCGTCTGCGAGAGTCGCAAAGTAAGGGTAATCCTGACGAACCGTTGGCACTGTTCCTCCTCCGATTTCGTCGAGTGGGTAGGTTCCGGACCCGCCTGGAACGACGATGGTGAACTCTCGAGTCTGAGGGATGTTGATCGTGTAAGGCCCAGCCTGGAGGGTGAACGAATAGGCAGCCGTTGTGGTGTGCGTGTAGAAAATCTCGGCGACGTTCTGCTGCAACGCTCCGTTGTCGTCGAACGGAGGGTTGCTCATCCGCACGCGGATAGGTACTCCGGTTGCCAGAGCCCCGGAACCGCGCTTGAGAATGCCGGCGATGGTTGCCATCAGAGTTTCATTTGCGCCGCTTTGCGTGCCGTTGCCTTGTAGAGCGCTTCGGCCTGCCTTGGGGCTGCAATCATGCGTGCTCGCCATCCCTCGCGCTCAACGCGCTCCGAGTGCTTCTGAGCGAACGGCAAATCGTTTGAGCATCGGATTTCGAAAATGTTGTCCGAACCTGAACCCGTGAATGCCCCAGGAATTCCCCTGTGTCTTGCTACCCATGCCGGGGGACGAAACGTCGACTTACCACGAAGCGCGTCGATTGCGTAAAGCGCGTAAAGGAATCCTGCCTTTGCTACGCCTGTCAGCTTCTTCTTGGCCTTCTTGAATCTCTCGACGTTCTGAGACTTGAACGCAAACCACTGTGGATTTCCTTTTCTGGCTCTGCCGTTTTCGTTTCGAGAATAGTTGTGCTTGTCCTTGTCCGGCTTTTCGACAACGCCAGCAACCTTCTTAAAACCGATCTCTCGCAAGATGGCTTCCGCTTTGAGCGCGTTCTTGGTCGACGCAATCCGCTTGAACACCTTGGCAATCTCAGGCTTTCGAATGATGGCAAAAACGCTGTCCATTCCGCGGAAAACCCGGTCGACATCCCTACCGATTGCGCTTTCTCCAAGCTTCTTCTGTGACCCTGCCGATTCCTTGAGCGGAGAACTGCCGAAAGGAGGAAGAAGCTTGATCGCGTCCCGACACCAAAGCGCCCCTTGATCCAAGACAACCTCGCGTTGGGTCTTGCCTTGGAGTTCGCCAAGCCGCCTAAGCGCCTCGGTGAATGCGTCAATGTCGGGTTCGATCTTCACTCGTTTTTGGAGATGAGGGACAAGATCCACTTGACCGAAGTCTTTTGAACCGAATCCACCGCCCAATCGGTACCGTCAACCGTCACCGTGTGGCCCGCTTCCGGCGTGTAATCCTCGCTCGTCAGGAATGAGAGCGTGGCGGTTGCTTCAACCCTGATCCCACCAGGCGTCAGAGAGTCGCCGAATCCTTGGACATCCAGAACGCAAGGGAAGGTTCCCGTCACACCGTCAGCCGTGAACGTGTCGCCGAGGTCTTCCTGTAAGACCATCTCGGCTTCAATGAGTGCGTCGCGGATTTCGGACATAGGAGAAAGGCCGCTGGCCGGACCACCACGAACCGACCAGCGGCTTGCAACAACCCCCACTAGAACTTGAGTCCGATGGTCGCGGAAACCGCCGAAGAGTCAGCGGTGGAAGCGCCGTGAGTCACCTTTCCGCGCACGTAACGAGCGCAGTTGCTCGGAAGGCGAACGCGGATGACTTGTGCGCCGATGCCAGCGCCACCGGCACCGGTGAATACCTTGGTGTAAAGCGTGGCGTCGATGGTCGAGAAGTTCGTGGCAGCGCACGTCTCTATGATGTATGTCGATGTCCGGGTGTCCGGAGCCATTGTTGCGTTGAGCGCCGGGACGCTCATTTCGATTTCAACCTCTTCAGGCTTGAACGTGTCGGCGCCCAAGTCGAAAGGAGTTGCCTGGTTCGTGCTCGATGAAGCAGACGAAGGCAGCGCGAAAGTCGTGCTGTAAGTCGAGTCCGTGATGTTTCTGGCGTATTCGTTTGCCATAAGATTTGTGCGTTGGCTGTTTGGTTTCGGGTGTTACAGCGCGAGCGTTTCCGTGGACACAATGTTGTCGGTGACGACAATAGGGATTCCGAATGCGCTGGTCGGATACGGCGCCACAATCTCCATGGCTCCGCTGGCTTTCGCAGTCGGGCCAACGTTAAGCGTCACGGTGCGGGACGCCTGCAACTGGTAGGCTGAGCGTCGGTTCATGAAGATCACGTTCGGCTGCACGCCAACCGGGAACTTGCTGAGAGCGCTTGCGATGAGGGCGTCGGTCAGACCCTTGGTGCTGTCCGTGGTCAGCTTCTTGATTCGCGCCACGGCATACGGATTGACCATCTGGAGGCCGATCCATCCGGTGAGGTCGGCAACAAAGCTGGGAACGTTGCTGATGGTTTCCGTGCGCCACTCGCTGAGTTCAAGCGACGTGTTGTTTCCGAGGACGAGCTGCGTGCTCTGCGGGCCAGTGGCGCACAGGTAGACAGAGGACGCGATGTTGTCGGTGGTTCCGCCTGCATCAACCACCATGTTCGTGGTGTCGTGCAACTGGAGAAGCCCCGGGAACCCGTTGGCATTGCCACCGTGGGTCGTGTTGGTGCCGTAGAACAACTGCTGTCCAACTTCGATGAGAGCCTGGCGCATCACGCCCATGGCTTCCATTGCCTGCCACGCAGCGGCGCCATCCTCATACGCGCTGGCAACCGCTTTGTCGGCGGTGACCAATGCGGAGAGAATGAAGCATTCCACCATTCGATTGACGAAGGTGGACTGCCCAGCGGTCGCGGCGCCGTTGGCTTGCCGGAATCCGACGGCAGGGTAAGCGGTCCGCGAGACAGTCTTGTAGGACGTGCCTCGAATCGTGCGTGCCGGAAGGATTGCGAACTCAGGAGCCGAAGTGATGACTTCCTCAATCAGACCGACGACAGTGTCGGACCCGTTGAGTTTTGCGATGTCGAGAAGAGTGTGTGCCATAATCGTTTTCCTCCTGTGAGTGGATGGTTAGTTGCGCTTCGACGAAGCAGCGATTGCAGCGGTTGCCCGCTCCAGGCCGGTCTTGGCCTGCGGTTTCTGTTCTTGGTTTCCTTGGCCCATCTTGTGACCAAGATCGCCAACGGAAGCCGCCTTGATGCTGGCCATCTGGACGCCTGCAACAGCGCGATCGGTGACGTGAGCCTTCACCCATGCAGCGCGGGTTTCGGGTTTGTCCTCGATCTTGCCTTCGCTCACGGCGCGATCGACAGCCGCCTCGGCGAATGCCTGGCGCGTTTCGGCGTGTGCCTTGGTTTCAGCTTCGAGTGAAGCCTTGGAGGACTCGGAGTCGGCCTTGTTCTTGTTGATCCATGCAGTCACTTGCGCTGCCGCCTGTTCGTCCGTCGATTCGGCGGAAGCGACAAGCCCGCACGTTGCGAGAATACCCATTAGGGCTTTCATGTCTTCCTTGTGTTTGTCGGTTGTGCTTCCGCCAACGTCGGCGGGTTTTTCCTGCGACGAAGCCGCAGAAATCTTGTCGACCGCATAAGCTGCCAAGGCCTTGGGAACCTTGTTGAACTTGGATGCGTCAAACTTGTTGAACTTGGCAGCGTCGCTTGTGCTTTGGTCTGCGATGCCAGCCGCGACAGCCTCGGCTCCGGTGTACCAAGTCTCCTCTTCCATGGCCCTGAGTACGTCCTCGCGTCGTCGCCTGGAACGTCCAGCCATCACGTCCGCGATCACGTCCCGATGTTTGTCGAGTACGTCCGCGTTTTTCCGCATTTCTCGGGAGTTGCCTACAGCAACCGACCAAGGGTCGTGTTCCATCACCAAGGCCGAGTCCGGAACGATACGAACGGCGCCGGCTTGAAGGATGAGGGAAGCGATCGAAAGCGCGTAGCCGTCAACGCGCACAGTGACTCCGCCGCGGTCCTTGATCGCATTGAAGATCGCAAGACCGTCGTCGATTGCACCTCCGGGGGAGTTAAGCCCGATCGTGACTGCGGTTCCTTCAGGGATTGACTCGAGAGCGTTCCGGAATCCGGTGGAGTAGGTGCAGGAGTTGTCATCCCATGAATCTCCGATGAATCCGTCGACGATGATTTCCGCCTTCGCCTCACCTTGGTTTCGAATTGAAAGCCAGCCTTCCCTCATACGGTTGCTCCTTGTGGTTGTTCTGCCGGCTTCTGAAGTGTCGTTGCCAAAGCCGAATCCGATCCCCTCATCTGAAGTGCCAGCTCGAATGAAACACCGGTCTTTTCCGCGAGCTTCTGAGCGCGTTGGATTCTCTGCTCGGCTTCCGCGTCGATCTGGTCTTCGTGCCTCCGCCAGTCGGTTCCCCATCGACCGTGAAACTCTTGACGGGACATGTACCCGCCCTTCACGTCCTCGCGGTCCTGAGCGGCTTCCCGCCCAGAGTCGACGGTGGGAGACTTTGGCATCTGCCAGGAGACCGCGTCTCGCCAACCAACCGGAAGGCGTTCGCGTCCCATGACAAACTCGATCACGTAGTTGCGGATACGGAGAAGTTGGCGAGCGATCCGCGCCTGAGTCTGCTCAAACACTCGGGAAGCAACTGCGATGTCCCTGCGAGTGTCGGCGCCGCCCACCTTGATCTGGAGAACCACCGAGGGCGGAATCCTTCCTGACAGGATGATCATGTGACCAAGCCAGTCCACAAAGTCGGTAAACCGCTCGTTGGGAACCTCGGCCTTGTACGCCTGCCATGTGTCACCGCGCTTGATGACTTTCGCCTCGGCTCCAAACTGCTCCCGGTAATACTTGGCGCCGTCCTCGTCATCGCTACCGTTGAGCGTGGCACCTCCTGTCTTGATCAAATCGTCCGGGTCAATCTCGCCGGACTCGGTTGTGATGATGTCCGTTTTCCCAGCCGCTTCCTTCACCGCCTGCTTGTAGAGCGCAAAAATGTCGTGGATGTCCCTGGCGGTAGGGAACGCCGCGGCAAGCAACGGGATGCCTCGAACCTGACCCGGTCTTTCCGGGTCGAACTGATGAATGAAGTTCTTCCTGTCGACTTTCTCAAACGTCTCTTGATTCAGCGGGTTGCAAAAACGAATGTCGTAGGCAGTCGGCTCGTTGTATTTGCCGAGCCAAACCCCGTCGAAGTAGTCCGCAGACAACGTTCGGTATTTCGAACCGATGTCAACACCGTCAATAGCGACAACCTTCGGCTGGTTGAAATCGTTGCTGGTCAGGATCGTTCCCGAGTCACCGGACACAAGCTCGGCGCGGTAGAGTTGCGCCTGGAGCATTGGCCAGTTTGTTCCGCCTCGAAGCTCGCAGTGCTCGGCGAACTCTTGGAAGACTTCGTCGGAACGCTTGTCAAAGCCTTCGATTCCCGTGCTGGAGTATGGCCAGAGACCGGACCCGATGACGTATGTGACGAGCCGCTCAATGATCCCGCGATAAAACGGCGCATTGTCGTAAAGATCCCGCGAGTCATCGACAAGACGGCGCCGAATCGTTGGCGTGATCTCGCGGTAAATGTGCTGCGCCGTGAATGACGGAGAGGAGCGATTGTAGCCTTCGGACGTTTGGAACCGCGCCTGCGGACGCTGAAACATCCCACGCGACGGAACACCCAAGGCGCCCAGGCAGCGTTGCAGTTGCGGGGAGTGCGTGTTCAATGCACAAGCCTCGCGAAAGATGTTGAGACGTACCGAACAGGCGGGAGTATCAGCGCAATCGCATCAGCAACGGCGTCCTCAGCAATGAAGTCCCGCGCCCACTCGGTCAGCGCTGCCAAGTCCTCCAGACCCATGTCCTCCGCGAATTCGTAGGAGGAAGAAGTCCCGGTCGATGAAGCGGACGTGAGACGCTTGCCTCCCGCGGTGATCTGACGCATCACAACGTCATCGATGCCGTCAAGGTAGGCATCGCGCCCCGCTTCGGTCGACGGGTCCGCATTCCGGTACACTGCCCGGAGAAACCACTTGCGAACTCGAACGGCAGGAAGCGCCACGGGTTGAGCGTGGCGAATGAATCACCCGAGAAACAGAGTCACTCTAGAAGCCTGCGTGTTACTGTGGGAGACTGGGTGCGCTTGCATGGTTCCGGATTCTTGGCGAGCCATGCAATGGCAGCGGTTAGTGTGGTGCGTTGCGCGATCATTCGGAAGCCTCGGCGCTTCATCCAGACGACGTAGGAACGGGATCGGCCAAGACGGGAAGCGAGTTCCTTTGCTGACAGAAGAGGTTCGTCAATCATGTTGCATCCTCCTGTCTTCGCTTGGCGCCAATCCACGGGAGAAGGCCATGGAACAAGGCAAACGCCGTGCCCTGGATCTCGCAGTCAAGGTAGTGGTCGCGAGCGGCTTTGCTTCGCTTCTCCCATTCCCAGACCTGGCGGCCTGTGCGCGTGTGGGATGTCGGCCTCTTGATCTTGGAATCCATCTGGGTCCAATACTCAGGGTCTTTATCGGCATCAGCCACCACCTCCCACCGGATGCCATGGCTTCGGCCAATCCCTCCGCGCAGTTCATGGAGAATGTCATGGATGTAGGGACCGGCGAACTGGAACACGCGGAGTTCATATTCAGAATGCGGGAGGTCGGCGGGGTTGGTTCCGAAAGGCATCGGCTGAGCACCGGCCTTCTTCACCCATCGCTTTTCGCGGTCGAAGCCCTTGGCAGGGGTCCACCCAACGCGCAGAGGACAAGATCCGCGGCGCGGAATGTCGCGCCCCCTGGAAGCGCACTCGCGGAAGATTTCGGCCTGCTTCACACCGTCGCCTGAGTCGATGACGACGTGGTGCGGAAGAACCGCCATGCGCTGAGCGACGGCGTCAAGATCCGCCCAGGAATCACACGTTCCAAACCCTACGCGCCGGCTGTTTCCGGTGTTTGCGTCCCATTCGCGGCAGACCCAATAGAACGCCGGCTGTCCTCGCTGGCAGTCGATGGAAAGAATCCGGACGGCTCCGGATGCAATCGGCTCGGATGCCGTCAGGAGGATTGTCTCTGTGCGTTGTTCCTTCTCGCTTTGGCTCTCCCATGGCTCAGCCAGCATGCCATTGACGAAGCCTTGGACGCCTTCAATCGACCGTAGGCCCATCAGCCATGCGCGAGCCATCAAGCCGAATGTTGTCGTCGGTGACGAAGCGTAGAGGCTTGGAAGGTGGTAGGACCGGAAGGAAGACGGCGCCAAGGCGGTTGGTTCCCATTTCCCGTTCCGCACCATCTCCGTCTTGTGGTGGTTCTCAATCTTCCCGTTGCAGTGCGGACAGACGCAATGCGCCGAGGCAACCACGCGGTCAAAGTCCCAGGAGTTGTCATCCCGCTTGGCCGTTTCGTCCCATGCAATATGCGCGTCGCGTGGGTCCGATCTCAGCGCTGACTGTCCTTTCAGCCATGAGAGAAACACCCCGGCACGGCAATGCGGACACGGAACCAGATAGCGGCGCTGGTCCCCTTTGAGAAACTCAACCCACCCAGGACCGTCCGAGGTTGACGGCGTGGAGGTCTTGATGCGCTTCGGCATCGCCGCGTCCTTCACGCGCTGCTCTGCCAGGTTGATGGCGCCAGCCTCTCCGCCGCGGGTCTCCACGGGGAACTTGTCCATTTCGTCCAGAGCCACGATGCGCTTTGGGCGGGAGGAGAGTCCCGCTCGAGAGTTTGACCCCACGAAATTGACCCAGGAGCCGCCGACCTTCTGCGCGAGATTGGCCCACTTGTGGCGCTGCGAGCCGCGGGGGATGAGTGGCGCAAGGTTCTTGTTCAACTCGACGAACGGCATCCAGCGGCTTTGGGAGAATGAACGCGCAAGATCCTTGTCCGGCATCACCCAGAGAATCCCACACGGGTCGCAGTCGAGTAGGTAACCGATGCCGCACATGATGAGGACGGTCTTGCCGATCTGGGAGCCGAAGCAACAGACCACGTCGGAAACGATTGGGTCAGCGAAGCAGTCCAGCGGCTCAGCGCAGAACTCGCGGCCCGACCACGAGAGGGGACCTTGGCCGCGTTCTTCGCTCGCTGGGAGCGTGACGGTGTCGAGTGCCCATTGGCTTGGGAGGAGCGTGGGTCGGTCGGCAACCCAGCGGGAGGTTGCTTTGAGGAAGTCGCGACGGCAGACGGTGTTCATTCCTTTGGTTCCCCCTCTTCGTCATCCGGCAAATCCCCCTTGGCGAAGGCGTCAACGATGTCCTGGCGGAGCAGGGGGAGAACGGAGTCAATCCACCGACCGACCTCCTTGGAGCCGTGAACCGGGTCCGATGGGTTGGCAGCCTGGCCCAGCACGGCCGGCGCTGCCAGGAGTCTCGAGCGGAACGGCTGGAGAATGCGGGAGATGAGGTCCTTGACCTCCGCCATGTCGACGGTGGTTCGGCGAGACTTGGAGACTTCGATCTCGGCGAGTTCCGCTTCGGCCATCTCTCGGCGGTACCGGGCCTGCTTAATGTCTCCAGCACCGTAGACCGCCTCCGCGCACTGGCGCACGGTCCATCGTTGGCGGCCCACAACCTTGTGCCCTGCCTCGCGTAACCGGCGGGTCATGGTGTCAATTTCGTGGGGTCAAACTCTCGAGCGGGACTCTCCT